ATCAGCAATATTGCAACAATTCACATATTTTAGAATCTCGGCCGTGGCCGAGATTCTTTTTTTGTACTAAGCCTAAATGCACAAAGGAAGAGGTCATAATTTGTATGTATTTGCTATATTCAATTTGTTTAATCTGCTTGACAAATGATGTTTAATGAGTTAAACTATACTTGAAAACAAAAAGGAAGGAGGGAACCGGATGGGGTACAAAATCAGGGAAGTCCGGCTCAAGCGCGGAATAACACAAACAGAACTTTCCACAAAATCGGGAGTCTCCCGCGCTATTATCAATGGGTTGGAGACGGGACGTGCTTCTGTTACAACAACAGAAACACTGCTGAAAATTGCACGAGCATTGGACGTTACGGCAGACGAGCTTTTTTTTGACGAAAATGTTTAGTCAATTAAACAGCGGTGCTAAAAAACAGCCCGCGGACGGCGGGCAGGGGAGGTGAAAGGAAGTGAGATACAACATTTCTCCGGAGACGCTGGAGGTTCTGAAAAGCGTGGAGAGCAACGCGCTGGTGCTTGAGACTGCGGACACCATCTGCGCCGCGCTGCGGGGGAAGGGCTTTTCGCCAGTTCAGGCAGAAGCGGTGCTGGAACTGGCGAAAAGCAAGCTGATGATAGACAGCAAGCTGGCCTAAAACGGCAGTTCCTCATCGACCAGCTTGAAGGAGAAGTCCTCAGTAGAGGAAAGGTCGCGAAAAGCCAGCAGTGCGGTGCACAGGGTGGCGTAGGTATCGGCGGCGAGGGTGGCCCCGCAGTTGGGGCAGGAAAGTGCGCCACGGTCAGAAAAGCGCCCGGAAGTCAAGGCGAAGCCGCAGTTACACCTACGGCAGCTTACATTTATACGAATATCCAAGGTTTCACCTCCTTTCCTGCTCAGTGTAGCACACGGGACGGACAGGAGGCAAGAAAAAACAGCCCGCACGGGGTACTTGCCTTTTATGGAGCGCCCGAGGGAAGGAGCGTCAGATCGGAGAGCATACCCTCGATGGCAATCACGTCCTTTCCCGCCCATGGGCGTTCCCTAAAGGGCAAGTACCAGTATGACAGAGCGGGCATCAAAACGCAAGAGAAACTCATAAAAACAGCCCGCGGACGGCGGGCGGGGAGGTGAAAAAAGGTGCTGATATGGGCGGGGCTGCTGCTGGATGCAACGGCGTTGGCAATCAACGCCTTATGGCTGGTGAAGCTGATCCGATCAGCGGGGGAAGAAGTACGCAAGCGCCGCAAGGATGGCCGCGACTACACTCGCTACAGCAGCTATTACGGCTACTATCTTCGTAGTGCGGTTCTCGGCGCGAACATAGGTGCGCTCGTTTGTATGCTCCTCCGTGTCTGTAGCAAGCTTTGAGCGGTAGGCACGGCCTTTGGGCGTGAGAACGACCTGAGAATACGCGGTCAGGCTGGCGCTGATATAACCGCCGTCTTTGAGCATTTGCAGGAAACCATCGGTTTCCAGAATGCTGGGGAACGCATTGAGGAGGTCTGCGTAATCCGCGTGACCGCCGTGGTCACACAGGTAATTCAAGATTTTAAGTTCCACAAAAACACCGCCTTTCCTCTCAATTCTACCATGAAAGGACAGACGGTACAAGAAAAACCACCTTACCACAGGAAGGAGATACCCATGATCGAGACATTAACACTGAATCAAACCGCCGCGTATCTGCGGCAGCACGGCCTGAGCATTTCCAATCCGGCGCTGGCCAACGGCATCCAGCAGGGGCAGTATCCGTTCGGCATCTGCATCGTCAGCGCGGAGGGCTGCCGGTCGTTCCAGATTTTCAAAACGCTGCTGGACAAATGGATCGCAGAAAGGACGGTGTGCGCATGATCGCCTACATCATGATCTATATCGGGGCGCTGAGCGTGTCCGTGAAGCTGATGCACCTGATCGACCGGCTGGAAGGGCGGCGGTGATGAGCAGTGGAGACATACCTTGAATTTCTCCGCTCAAAAATCGTGCTGGCCAGTGAGACAGGCTTTACGCTGCCGCCGGAGGAGATCAACCCGGCGCTGAAGCCGCACCAGCGGGCCGCTGTTGTGTGGGCACTGCGGGGCGGCAGGCGGGCGCTGTTTGAGAGCTTCGGTCTCGGCAAGACCGTGCAGGAGCTGGAATTCTGCCATCAGGCGGTGCGCCACGAGGGCGGCAAGGCGCTGATTGTGCTGCCGCTGGGCGTCCGACAGGAGTTCACGCGGGACGCGGTGGAGCTGCTGCATTACGCGGCGCCGGAGTACATCACCAGCATGGCGGAAGCGGACAGCGCCGCCGGAGATATCTTAATGACCAACTATGAGCGGGTACGGGACGGGGACATAGATCCCACGCGGTTCACGGCCGTGGCGCTGGATGAAGCGTCTGTGCTGCGTTCCTTTGGCAGCAAGACCTACCAGACGTTTCTGCCGAAATTTCAGGGCGTGAAGTACAAGCTGGTTTCCACGGCGACACCATCGCCCAACCGGTACAAGGAGCTGATCCACTACGCCGGGTATCTGGAGATCATGGACACGGGACAGGCCCTGACACGGTTTTTCCAGCGGGACAGCACCAAGGCCAACAACCTGACGCTGTACCCCCACAAGGAAGATGAATTCTGGCTGTGGGTGTCCAGCTGGGCGTTGTTTATCGGGAAGCCCTCTGACCTTGGCTATGACGACACCGGCTATGCACTGCCGCCGCTGGATGTGCGGACGCATATCGTGCGGGGCCGGTACGGCGAGGACGCTGACCGGGACGGCCAGTTCAAGCTGATGCACGACGCGGCGGTATCGCTGGCGGAAGCGTCACGGGAGAAGCGGGAGAGCATTGACGAGCGCGTGGCCGTGGCGAAAGAGATCGTGGACAGTGATCCGGAAGCGCACTTCATTCTCTGGCACGATCTGGAGGCGGAGCGGCACGCCATTTGTAAGGCTCTGCCGGACACCGTGGACATCTACGGCAGCATGGACTATGCCGAACGGGAGAAGCGGGTGATCGACTTCTCGGAGGGCCGCTGCCGGCTGTTTGCCACCAAAAAGAGCCTGAGCGGCAGCGGGTGCAACTTCCAGCGCCATTGCCACAGGGCGATTTTCGTCGGTATCGACTATGAATTTAACGATTTCATTCAGGCGGTACACCGCATTTACCGTTTCCTCCAGACGGAGCAGGTGGTGATCGACATTATTTACACGGCGGCGGAAGATCCCATCTACCGTGTGCTGATGGAAAAATGGAAGCAGCATGAGTACCTGCAAGGCAAGATGCGGGAGATCGTGCAGAAATACGGCTTGAGCGGTTCCGCCCAAACGGAGCGCATGGCCAGAAGCATAGGAGTGGAGCGCGTGGAAGTGAAAGGCAAAAATTACACGCTGGTGAATAACGACTGCGTGGAGGAAACGGCAAAGATGGCCGAAAACAGCGTGGACATGATCCTGACCTCCATCCCGTTTTCCAACCATTACGAATACACCCCCAGCTATAACGACTTCGGCCACAACGAGGATACCCGCCGGTTCTTTGAGCAGATGGACTATCTCAGTCCCAACCTGCTGCGGGTGCTGAAGCCGGGGCGCGTGTTCTGCTGCCACGTCAAGGATCGGGTGCTGTTCGGCAATGCCACCGGCATGGGAATGCCCACCATGGAGCCATTTCACGCCATGTGCATCCGGCACTATATGCAGCACGGCTTTGCCTATTTCGGCATGATTACGGTGGTGACGGATGTGGTGCGGGAGAACAACCAGACGTACCGGCTGGGCTGGACGGAGCAGTGCAAGGACGGTTCCAAGATGGGCGTCGGCTGCCCGGAGTACATTCTTTTATTCCGGAAGCTGCCCACCGACCGGAGCAAAGCCTACGCCGACGAGCCGGTACATAAGACCAAAGAGGAGTACACCCGCGCCCAGTGGCAGATAGACGCTCACGGGTATTGGCGCTCCTCCGGCGACCGACTGGTGACGAAAGAGGAGATCATGGCCATGGACACCGGCAAGATCCAGGCGGCCTACCGCAAGTACAGCCGAGGCACGGTGTATGACTACGCCGAACATGTCCGCATGGCGAAGGAGTTGGACGAAAACGGGAAGCTGCCCGCCACCTTCATGGTGGTGGCTCCCGGAAGCTGGACGGATGAGGTATGGGACGACATTAACCGGATGCGCACCCTGAATACCACCCAGAGCCAGCGCCGCCAGCAGCTCCACGTCTGCCCTCTCCAGCTGGATATCGTAGACCGCTGCATCAACCGATACAGCAACCCCGGTGACCTTGTGTATGATCCCTTCGGCGGGATCGGCACGGTGCCGCTGGAGGCGGTCAAGGCGGGGCGAAAGGGTCTTGCCTGTGAACTGAACAACGGCTATTTCCGGGACGCTGTGGGCTACCTGCAGGAGTTCGAGCGGGAGGACATGAACATTTCCCTGTTCGACCTGATGGGGGAGGTGTCGGGATGAGTGTAAAGCGAAAGGTCGTGGACAAGCGGCTGACGCTGTTCCGCACCTGCGGGATCTGCGGGAAGAGCTTCGTTACAACGGCGGATACGCCGTGGGTGCGTCAGGTGCCGCGAGACGGGAAACGGCAGGCCACCACCTACTACTGCTCCACGACCTGTTATCAGGCCAGCTACAAGTACAAGGGGTGGTATGACGGGAAAACCGAGGAGCGCCGCCGGGAGCGGGAGAAAAAGCGTCCTGATCGGTCGGCATATAACCGCCAATGGCGAGACAAAAACCGCGACCATGTACGGGAATACAACCGCGAGTATCAGCGCCAGTACCGGCTTACAGACCCGGAGGGCTACAAGGCGGACAGGCAGTACCAGTACAAAAAAGCCCGCCTGAAGGCGAAACAGGGGGTGGTGGTATGAGCGTGATGCTGGAGCACCAGAGCGTACCGCAAAGCCCCTGTACGCCGGACTGCCCGGACAGAAGCGGCGACTGCATGCTGCACTGCTCCCACGGGTACGCCGAGTATCGGGCGGCGCGGGACAAGGTGTATGCCGCCCGAGCAGCGGCTGCCGAGGCTTCGCGGGACGCCAGCGCCGGAAAGCGGAAAGCCTCCGCGAAGAAGGCCCGCATGAAACACAGACACAAGAGATGATTTTGCGGGCAACGCCCGCTGAAAAGGAGGAATTATTTTGCAGATCGAAAACCGAGAAGAGGCCCAGCGGTCTATCTTGCAGATGTGCCGGGGCGCCTTTCAGGAGCGCGTGGACTACGAAATGCCGCACCTGATGGAAAACATCTTCGACCCCAACACAGCCGCCAAGGCAAAGCGCAAGGTGACCATCACGCTGGAGCTTTGCCCCGACGACACCCGCCAGAACATCGTGGTCAACTGTCTGGTCAAGACGACGCTGGCCCCGTCCAACCCCGCTACCACGATGCTGTACGCCGTAGACGAGCATACGGTGGTGGAGATGGTGCCGCAGATTCCCGGCCAGATTGCCGTTGACGGCAGCGAACAGGAAGCACCGGCCCGCTTGAAGCTGGTCAATTTTGAATAAAAGGAGAAAGAACCATGTTAAAGGAAGCTATTGAGAAGATCGAGGAACTGGCAAAACCGCTCATTTTGGATAAGGAGGGCCACACCTATGCCGTGAGAAATGACGGTGTTACGCAAGAGATTATCCCGGAGATGGTCTATCAGGACTGTCTGGCGCTGAACAGTCTGGACGCGCTGGTGCAGATGGTTAGGACGGAGGGCGTCCGTGGTGACAGCACTGCCAGCAGTGCGGACAAGCTGTATCTGTCCGTGAAGGATCACATGACCGTGGCCTGCTTCGGCCATCCGCAGAAGGATTTGCGGGAGGCGCGTATTAACTACTATGAGGCACAGGCGAAGGACGTTCCCGGCTGGGACGGCGAGGTGAAGATGGCCTTTGACAAGGCGGCTGTGGCCTTGCAGACCCGCTTTCAGGATGGCGGCGACCGCGATTACACGCTGACGCTGCTGAGCCAGATCACTTGCGGCGCGAAGGTCACATACAACGACATTGGCGTTGCGACGACGGTGGTCACGCAGAAGGGCGTAAGCCTCCAGCAGAACAGCACTATCCGCCCGCTGGTGAAGCTGCGGCCTTACCGCACCTTCCAAGAGGTGGAGCAGCCGGAGGGCCTGTTCCTGATCCGCATTGACGAGCGGGGCATTACCTTTACCGAGGCGGACGGCGGCATGTGGAAGCTGGCGGCCCGCAAGACCATCAAGGCATATCTGGAGGAAGCGCTGAAGGACATGATCGACGACGGCAGTGTGGTCGTGATGATGTAAGTAAAAAAAGCCCCGGCGGAGCTGGCACTCCGTCGGGGCGGGCAAAACCCCTGAAAAAGATTTTACAGGAACAGTTTACCGCCCTTTGGGGCGGATGTCAAGGAGAAACGTATGTACCGATGCAATACGACCGGGCGGGAATTCGAGGAACCCCGGTATGATCCCGATTTTTGGGACAAAGGCCACGGGGCGAAGGTGTGTCCCTGCTGCGGCGACACCGACTTTGAAGAGGTCTATCCCTGCGATATCTGCGACAGCTATTCCAGCTGGGATGAATGCGGTTTTGTAGAGCACTACCAGACATGGTATCTCTGCCCGGACTGTCGGAGGATCGCCATCATCAACCTGTTTGAAAAAGGCGCTCAGGAGTTGGGCGACACGGAAGGGGCTTGGCTGGACGATGTGCTGGACGGCAACAGCTGGGCGGATTTGAAGAAAATTTATGAGGAGGCAAAGAAAAATGGCACTGTTACCCTTTGAAGAACTGATTAAGGTCGATGTGAGACCCTTCTGCGAGACGCGGAAGGCCAAGGACGACAACGGCAACATGGTGGATATCCCCTATCTGAACTGGGCCAAGTGTGTGAAGCTGCTGCACGAGAACGGCGCGAAGGACGTATGGTTTACGCCCCGCGTCTGCCCGGAGACAAAGACCTATCTGTGGCCGCAGGCGGACGTGACCACCCGGAAGGGCTACAAGACGCAGTGCTGGTTCGTCAGCGTGGAAATCCACATCGACGAGCTGGTGTTCAACATGGACACGCCGCTGCTGAACGGGGCGCTGGTGGTCTATGAGGACACGCTGAACCAGCTGCGTATTTCCAACGCGCAGGCCCGCGCCTTCGTGAAGGGCGTGGCGCTGCGGACGGGACTGGGCTTTGACCTGTGGGCCGAGAGCGGCGACGGGGACGACGGCGAGGACGATCTGAGCCGCCACAGCATCTGGGCCATCCGGGAACGGCTGGAGCGGGCCATTACCGCCAAGGAAAAGGCGGGGCTGGATCACAAAGACCTGCTGGCTGCCCTGCGGATCAACGACAAGCAGCTGAACCAGCTGATGGGCTACTTCGCCAAGCTGGACGGCCTTGAGAAAGCGGTGAGCAAGCTGTGATCCACGATCAGGACAGGAGCGGGTGGTTCGGGGCCAGCGACACGGCCACCATCATGGGATCGTGGGAGACGGAGACGTTCCGGAAGTGGTGGGCGGTGAAGCTGGGCATCCGGCAGGATCACTACACCAACGCCGCCATGCAGGCGGGCACGGCCTATGAACACAAGATTCTGGACGCGCTGGGGGTAAAGACCCGCGACCGGCAGATCAAGGTCTACGCCCTGCGGCTGCGGGTGAACTACGACGGGGACGATGCCCAGACCGTTACGGAGGTCAAGACCTACAGCAAGGCTCCCTTTAAGGTGAGCCGCGCCTACTGGATGCAGTGTCAGGTGGAGATGTTCGCCAGTGGGTGGGGCCTGCGGCGGCGGAAGATGTGCCGGATCGCGGCCTATCCGGTCGGCGAAGCGGAGAAGCAGAACTTCTTTTTGCCCGTCGACCCCGGCAGGATCAGCCTGTGGCCCATCGAGTACGATGAGACGTGGGTGGAGGAGAAGTATCTGCCCCGCCTGCGGTATCTGGCCATGTGCCTGAAAACAGGCCGGTGGCCCCGAAAGGAGGAAGTGCCATGCAGCAGGTGACGGTGGACGCCGCACGGTGGCTGCGGGACGGCGACGGGTCGTGGCTGGCCTTCCGGGTAGGCAGCGACAAGACGGCTATGGACGTGTGCGACAGCCTGAAAGCCGGGAAGGAATACAACCTGACGTTGAAGCGTAAGGGCCGCAGTCTGGACGCCAACGCCTATTTCTGGGTACTGGTGAACCGACTGGCGGACAAGCTGAAGATCGAGCCGGAGGGCATCTACCGGACATATATCCCGGATATCGGCGGAGGCTATGAAGTGGTGCCGGTGCGGGAAGATCGCATTGACGCATGGGAAAAGGTCTGGTGCAGCGGCCATATTGGCCGGATGATCGAGGACATGGGGCCGTGCCGCAACATCAAGGGCTATCACAATGTCCGGTCTTACCTATCTTCCAGCGATTACGACACGGCTCAGATGTCACAGCTCATTGAGTTGGTGGTGGCGGACTGCAAGGAGAATGGTATCGAGACCATGACGCCCAGAGAGCTGGATGCGCTGGTGTCCAGGTGGGGCGAGGTGAGCGTATGAGCACAGCAAAAATCTATACCGCCCACGGGAAGTCCCTGACCATGCGGCAATGGGCGAAGGAACTGAATCTGCCGCAAAAGACGCTGCGGAACCGGCTGGACAGGGGATGGACGCCGGAAGCGACCTTCACGCCGGGAAAGCAACTGCACCGTGGCGGCACAACAGGTTCGCGCCGCACTGACCACACAGGAGAGCGGCACGGGATGCTGGTGGTCGACCACTGCCTCGGATCGGGGCCGGATGGGCCGAAATGGCTCTGCGTGTGCGACTGCGGCAAGACGCGGGTGGTACTGGCGCGGAATCTGAGAGGCGCATACAGCTGCGGCTGTAAGGCGAGGAGAAAGGCAGACCGCCGCCCCGGCCATCCACAACCATGTTGGACGTGCCGGAACTACGCCGGAGGGTGCAGTTGGTCGCAGAAGTACCCGGAGCCTGTGAAGGGCTGGGACGCGACCCCCACCACGAAATATCAGGGGAATGCGGGCGAGGTCACATCTTTCGCCATCCATTACTGCCCAGAGTATGTACCTGACGGAACGGAGGTATTGATGAATGGGTGAGAGACGGTGTTACTTCTGCCGCAAAAACGGCAGCGCCGACCCGCTGGAGCGGCACCATGTGTTTGGCGGGAACCACGCTGACCGGAAGAAAAGCGAGAAATACGGCGCTGTGGTAGACCTGTGCGGCAATGCGTGCCACCGGAACGGAGAACACGCCGTCCACCGGGACGGGGACGTGATGCGCCGCCTGCGCCGGGAGTTTCAAGTGAAGATCATGCAGGAACAGGGCTGGACGGAGGCGGAGTTTATCCGGGCGTTTGGCAAGAGCTACTTATAGGAGGCCCTATGACACAATGCGAACGAATCCTGCGGTATATGCGGGATGTAGGCCCCATTACACAGTTGGACGCGGCCAAGGAGTTCGGCTGTTACCGGCTGGGCGCGAGGATCTGGGATCTGAAGAAAGCGGGCCACGCCATCCGGAAGCGGATGGTATCAGAGAAAAACAGGTTCGGCGAGAGCGTGAGCTTCGCCGAGTACAGACTGGAGGACAGCAATGCTCAATAAGATTTTCATCATGGGACGCCTGACCCGCGATCCGGAGCTGCGGCGGACGCAGAACGGTACGGCGGTGGCCGGGTTCGCGCTGGCGGTTGACCGGGATTTTAAGAACGCCGACGGCACCAAAGAGACGGACTTCATCGAGGTGGTGGCATGGCGCAGCAGCGCCGAGTTCGTCAGCAAGTACTTCGCCAAGGGCCGTATGGCTATCGTGGAGGGCCGGTTGCAGATTCGTGACTGGCAGGACAAGGACGGCAACAAGCGCCGCAATGCAGAGGTCGTGGCCGACAACGTGTACTTCGGCGACAGCAAGAAGGAGTACGGCGGCGACTATGGCGGGGCTCCTGTTGGCGGCTACAAGGCGGCGGGTAAGGCCGTGGACGTGGAGCCGGGCGAGGGAGAGTTTGCCGAGATCGAGGACGAAGAAGATTGGCCGTTTTGAAGCAAATGTGGAAGGAAAGGAACAACACAGCGGGGTGTATCGTGGGCGCGAACCGTGACGGCTGGCCGGAATCGAGCCAGCGCACGACGGCGGCGAGCGCGAAAATCCCCCTTTGTCCCCCTTCCTTTCCCCCACACCCCCTATCTATCCCCCTATATCCCCCTTACACACCCACAACAAGAGAGATATTTCTTCTTGTGGGGGGTGTATAGAGGGCAGTACGGGAGAAGGAGAGAACATGACGAAAGAAGAATTTGAACAGGTTTTCACGGCGCTGGGGCTGTTCTGGCCGCGTGAAACCGTTTCGGACAGCCGGAAGGCGGCGTGGTGGCTGGCGCTGAAGCCGTACCCCTATCAGGGCGGCGTGCGGGAGAAGATTATTGCCTATGCCCGGTCGCCGAAAGGGAACTTTTTTCCGGATGTGGCGAACCTGACGGCAGGTTTGACGCCGGAGATCTCGGAGCCGGAGAAGTCCGGGCCGGACTGGATCGATGCGCTGCTGGAGAAACTGCCGCCCCACACGCCTGACCCGATTACCCGGTATGCCTCCGAGCATGGGATCACCTGGGGCGAGGCGAAAAAGGCGCTGGAGGGTCGGACATGAGCAGAGAATCATTCATCATCCGCTATCCGGACACCGACGCCGGAAAGAAGGCGTGGAACAAGGCATATGGGCTGAATGCTATCTATGCGGGAAAGCACTGGTCGAAGCGGCGGGACGACGCGAGACTGTGGCACACGCTGACGGTGAGCGCTATCAACGCCGCCCACATTCGCAAGCGGCCTTTTGAAAGGCCTGTAGTACTGACCTTCCAGTGGAATGACAGGCTGGATTGCTCCAACCACGCTTACATGGCGAAGCTGATCGAGGACGGCATGAAGGGTATTTTGCTCCACGACGACAGCCGCCGGTGGGTGAAAGGCATTGAGCATTATTTCCACGACAAGCCCTACATACGTGTGACGATCACGGAGGTGGAGACGACGTGAAAAGTGGGATATGGAAAGTGGAGGTGGCGCGGCTGTGCTGGGCCTGCCAGCAGGAAATGGCCCACGAGTACATTATGCAGCCTACCAAAGAGCAGCGGCGTGACCCGGTGCGGGATCGCTGGGAGAGCGGCGTGTGTGAGCGCTGCGGGCGGAAACAGAGCATGACCAAGCTTCGGAGGTACACCATGAACCGGGCCGGGCTGGTGGCAAGGGGGCGGGAAAATGGGTAAGCAGCATCTATCCCGTGATGAGCGGCTGATTATGCAAGGCCGCTTGAAGGGAACGCAGGAAAACATGGACATGGTGGCAATGGTGCTGATGGACAAATGCGGCTGGCACATTCAGGAGCAGACCGAGGACAGACGGGACACCCACAGCATTGCGTATCTGTATGAGTGCCTGGAAAAGCTGGCAGAGGAAATAAACGAAGGCCGCATCAAGCGGAAGCACATCAAGGATATGCTGAAGGACGAGTGCGGCGTGGTGTTTGGAGATTGACATATGATCTATACAAATTCCCCGATAGCGTTGCAGCTGGAGAAAGGATAAACGACATGAGCAAAGAAGAATACAGAAGCCGGGTCTATACAGACCGGCCGCCCTATGCGGATTTTGATGCACCGGCGAAGTTTCAGGCAATAGAGAGCATCATTGCAAAAAGACTGACACAGCATCCCAACGCCATCTGCTCTTATTCCGGTGGTGCGGACAGTGACATACTGCTGGATCTGATCGAGCGGACGCGGGAGAAATTCGGCCTGAAGCCCGTAAAATACGCTTTCTTCAATACCGGTCTTGAAATGAAAGCCACGAGAGACCATGTGAAGGCAACAGCGGCGAAATACGGGGTAGAGATCACAGAATACCGACCGAAGACCAACATTGTGCTGGCGTCGAGAAAATACGGCATTCCTTTTGTATCAAAGATCATGTCCGCGGGATTGTCAGAGTGGCAAAAGAAGGGCGTTCCTTTGTCTGTGGCCGACGAATATGACGCTGCCGAGGATAAGGAGGCAAAACGTCAAGAACTGCGGGAGCGATATCCCAAGTGCGAAAGCGTTCTGAACTTCCTGTGCTGCTGCAATTCTAAGGGAGAGCCGAGGCCGAACATCCAACTGGTAATCAACTCTTCCAAGTACATGCGGGACTTTATCAACGAGTTTCCGCCGGACTTTAAGATCAGCGCAAAATGCTGTGATTACTGCAAAAAGCAGGTGGCACATAACGTCCAGAAGGATTTCGACATGATTATCACAGGTGAGCGTAGAGATGAGGGCGGTATGCGTTCAGTTCCCAGAAAAGACAACACGGCCCTGTGTTTTACGGAAACCAGTTCCGGCCAGTATCGGCTCAGACCTTTGTACTATGTCTCCGATGCGGATAAAGCGTGGTATAAGGAGCACTATGGGGTACGGTATTCAGATGCCTATGAGGTCTACGGTCTAACGCGGACAGGGTGTTGCGGATGTCCAATTTCGTATAAGGCTGTGGCTGATTTAGAGCTGATTCGCCCGTATGAGCCAAATGTGGTGAAGGCTGCGTGGAACATCTTTGGAAAATCGTACCTGTATCGACAGAAATATAACGATTACAAAGAGATGCGGAAGAAGGATGAGACGCAGAAAAGAGCGAGTAGGTCGGAATTTGAAGGACAAATGAACATGTTTGGAAGGTGATGGCGATGAATGAACTGTGTGTATCTTGTCATTTCGCAAGGATGCGTGATGATATTTGCGGTATTTACTGCACCGGCGGATTTGTGGAAAGTGATGGTAAATGCAGGCATTACAAGGACTGTGAAGAAGAATTAGAAGAAACTGACATGACACGAGAAGAAATCGTGATCGCGCTGCGGTGCTGTGCCGAGGGAGAGTGTCATGGTTGCACAATCCACAATGATAAGCAGCGTTGCCAAGAACGAGTGTTGGATGCCGCCGCTGACCTGATCGAGAACCAGCGGCGGGAGATAGAAGCGCTGCGGTGGGCCAATGAGGGGGTTTCTGGTGACAAAATCTGCCGTGCAGCGCTGGAGGCATTCGGGGAAAGGGCGCAGATGACAATGGCCATCGAGGAAATGAGCGAACTGGCAAAAGAACTCTGCAAGCGCTGTCGTGGCCGGGACAACGTGGAAGCCATTGCAGAGGAGGTCGCCGACGTGGAGATCATGCTTCAGCAGTTGGTGATGCTGTTCGACTGTGCGGGGCAGGTGGAAACATTCCGCCGGTACAAGCTGGAGCGGCTGGCGGAGCGGATTGAGGAGGTGAAGGGATGAGCAATAAACAGACCATCATGCAATTAGCCAACGAGGTTATCAGGTACCTAAACGCCTGTGCCGATGAGGCTTTTGTTGAAAGCGTTTTGGAGTGTATCAATGACGGCGTGGAGTTCGGCGAGGACGAGATTAGGGAGGTGGAGTGATGGCGAAGTACATTGACCAGTCCGTAGCAATTGCGCGGCTGACCCATATAGAAGTGACAAAGCCCACGGCTACTATGACGGATGCCAAACGTGCGCTTGCGGATATGTTTCCGGCCGATGTGGCGTCGGTGGTGCATGGTCGGTGGGTTCACCATGATGACGGCGTAGTTACTTGCAGTGAATGCGGAAACGCAGAATCCAGTGAAAGCTACTATTGCAGGTATTGCGGGGCGAAGATGGATCTGTAAGAAACCGGCACAAATGAAAATACGATGGGAAAAGGACACGCTTGACACCGAGGAATGAAAGGCAGGTGGGGCGCATGGCAAGCGGGAGCTATCGGCAGGTTTATGTGGTGTGCCCCTACTATGTGACGGACAACGGCAGGGACAGGATCGTATGCGAGGGGCTGACCTCCGGCGGGCAGAACCAGACCTTTTACCAGAAGCGGCAGGACTACGCCTTGCAGATGGAGCTGTTCTGCTGCGCTGACTACTGGCGATGCGAGATATGCGCCGCGCTGGATGCCAAATACCGGGAAGATGACAATACGTAGAGGGATGGGCTATGTGCCCGTCCCTTTGCTTTTTGTGGTGGGATAGAAATTGCCATTTGCGGTTTGGTAACATGGTAAAAACGCAGTGTGCATTGAGAGGTGGTGACGAGTGGCCAATGAGAAAAACCTTATTCCGCATCAGTTTACATCAGACCAAAACCGTGAAGAAGCCGCGAAAAACGGCAGGCTGGGCGGGAAAGCGTCCGGGGCTGCGCGGCGCCGAAAAAGAAGCCTGAAGGAAGCGGCTGACCTGTATCTGTCTCTCCCCGTGGAGGATAAGCGGCGCTGGAACAAACTGGCCCGCCGGTATCTGGACGCGGAGGAGATCGACAACCAGATGGCCATGATCGTGGCGCTGTGGGACGGGGCCATGTCCGGTGACGCGCGGTCGGCCAAGGTGCTGATCGACCTGATCGGCGCGGAGGGCGAGGAGCAGAGCGGCGGCGAGACGCTGGAGATCACGGGGCTGCCGGAGGAGTACAAGCGATGATACTGGATATGTCTCAGATCAGCGACAAGCAGGACGCTTTCCTGCGGGACGGACACCGGCATGTGGCCTATGGCGGGGCACGGGGCGGCGGCAAGAGCTGGGCCGTGCGCACCAAGGCCAAAATACTGGCCTGCGAGTATCCCGGCATTAAGCTGCTGATCGTGCGAAAAACCTACCGGGAGCTGGCCAACAACCACATTGACGTGCTGCGACCGGAGCTGCACGGCATTGCCAAATACAACAAGTCCGACAAGGTGTTCACCTTCCGCAACGGCTCCACGCTGGCCTTCGGCTACTGCGCTACAGACAGCGACCTGATGCAGTATCAAGGCGCGGAGTATGACGTGATCTTTCTGGACGAGGCGGGGCAGCTGCAAGAGGACTGGATCAAGAAGATCAACGCCTGTGTGCGCGGCACCAACGGCTTTCCCAAACGCACCTACTACACGCTGAACCCCGGCGGGCCTGCCCACGGGTATTTCAAGCGCCTCTTTGTGGACAGGCGCTTTGAGGACGGGGAGAGGCCGGAGAACTACAGCTTCATTCAGGCACTGGTCACCGACAACAAGGCGCTGATGGCAACCCAGCCGGACTACATCACGGAGCTGGAGAATCTGCCGCCCAAGCTGCGGGAAGCGTGGCTGTACGGCAGCTGGGATATCTTCGAGGGACAGTTTTTTGAGGACTTCCGGCCCGATCCGCCGGTCAAGCTGGCCAAGGACTTGGGCACCACGGTAGAGGAGCTGCGGAAGCAGCACAGATGGTGCCATGTGATAGAGCCCTTTGAGCCGCCCCGTGGGTGGAACATCATGCGCAGCTACGACTTCGGCTACGGCAAGCCCTTTTCCGTGGGCTACTGGGCCGTGGACTATGACGGCGTGCTGTACCGGATCATGGAGATGTACGGCTGCACCGCTACCCCCAACGAAGGCGTGAAGTGGTCGCCGGACGAGCAGTTCCGCCGCATGGCAGAGCTGGAGCGCAGTCACCCGTGGCTCAAGGGACGGGAGATCGTGGACAGTGTGGCAGACCCGGCCATCTGGGACGCTTCACGGGGTGAGAGTATTGCCGAGACTGCCACGCGGTACGGTATCTACTTCTCCCCCGGCGACAACCAGCGGATTCCCGGCTGGATGCAGGTGCATTACCGGATGCAGTTCGACGAGAACGGCTATGCCCGGATGTATGTATTCAACTGCTGCAAGGCGTTCATCCGCACCATGCCGCTGATGATGTACTCCGAGACCAAGCCGGAGGATCTGGACACCGATCTGGAGGATCATGTGGCCGACGAGGTGCGGTATATGTGCATGTCCCGGCCCATCAAGCCGGTGGTGCCGGTGAAACCGCGGATCATACTCAGCGACCCGCTGGATATGTTCAAGAGGCGATAGGAGGAACATATGGAAGAAACCAAGACAATGGAAGCTCCGCAGGCGGCGGCCATCGGGGCAGAGCAGGTGAAGAAGCTGACGGAGGTCTTGCAGAAGTACAAGACCGGGAAAAAGCGCACAGAGCAGCGGATCGTGGCCAGTGAAAACTGGTGGAAGCTGCGCAACGACGCCGAGGAGGGCGGCGACAGTCTGACCATGGCCAAGGAGGGCTTTAAGAGCGCGTCGGGGTGGCTGCACAACGTGATCGTCAGCAAGCACGCCGACGCCATGGAGGCGTACCCCGAGCCCAACATCCTGCCACGCGAGGAGGACGACCGGGCCGAGGCCCACATCCTGACGGCCATTATCCCCTGTGTGCTGGAGCAGAATCAGTTTGAAAAGACCTATTCCGACGTGGCGTGGCAGAAGATCAAGAGCGGCACCGGCGTGTACAAGGTGGTGTGGGACAAGGGCAAGCTCAATGGGCTGGGCGACATCACCATCAGCAAGGTGAATCTGCTGAACCTGTACTGGGAGCCGGGGATCACCGATATCCAGCGCAGCCGGTATTTCTTCCACACGGAGCTGATGGACAAGGATCTGCTGGAGGAGCAGTATCCGGAGCAGCTGAAGGGGAAGCTGACAGGGCAAAGCTTCCTGTCTACCCGCTTCCTCTACGATGACACGGTGCCCACCGACGGCAAGGTGACGGTGGTGGAGTGCTACTACCACAAGTATGTACAGGGCCGGAAAACGGTGCAGTACGTGAAGTACGTCAACGATCAGGTGATCTTCGCCACGGAGAACGATCCGGCGCTGGCCCAGCGGGGACTTTATGACCACGGCATGTATCCCTATGTGTTCGACGCGCTGTTCCCCATTGAGGGCAGTCCCTGCGGCTACGGCTTTGTGGATATCTGCCGCAATCCTCAGACGTGCATCGACCTGTTGAACACCAGCTTCGTCAAGAACGCCATGGCGGGTGCTACGCCCCGGTATTTCAAGCGGCAGGACGGCGGCGTCAATGAGAAGGAATTCCTTGACCTGACCAAGAGCATCGTCAACGTAAACGGCAATCTGGGGGAGGACAGTCTGCGGCAGATACCGTTCCAGCCGTTGGACGGCGTGTACGTCAACTACCTCGACCGGATCATTCAGGAGCTGCGGGAGACCAGCGGCAACACGGAGACGGCCACCGGCTCCACCAGCAGCGGCGTGACAGCGGCCAGCGCCATCGCCGCCCTGCAGGAGGCCAGCGGCAAGGGCAGCCGGGACAGCAGTCTGTCCGCCTACCGGGCGTACACGGAGCTGGTGAACCTGAGCATTGAGCTGATCCGCCAGTTCTACGACATGCCCCGGAAGTTCCGCATTGTGGGACAGTACGGCATGCAGCAGTACATTACCTATGACAACAGCGGTCTCAAGCCCCAGGTACAGCTCTCGATGGTGGAGGGCATGGGAGACAGGCTGCCGGTGTTCGATATCAAGGTCAGCGCCCAGAAGAAGAACGTGTACACCAAGGTGAGCCAGAACGAGTTGGCGCTGCAATTCTTCCAGATGGGCTTCTTCAACCCGCAGCTGACGGATCAGGCGCTGATGTGCCTTGACATGATGGAGTTCGACGGCAAGGACGGCGTGATGCAGAAGGTGAGCCAGAGCGGCACTATGTTCCAGAAGCTGATCCAGTACATGCAGTTGTCCTTGCAGCTGGCGGCAAAGGCCGCGCCGGAGATGGTGCAGGGTTTGAGCAATGACATCATGCAGACTATGGGCGTGACGCCCACGGCCGGCGGTGCGGCGGCCGTGACCACAGAGACCGACGCAGAGAAGGAGCCTGCCATTGTGGAGAACGCCAGAGCACGCAGCAACGACAGCGCCCAGCCGGACGGCGGGGCCGTGACAGGGAGGGCAAAGGATAAATGATCGATGTGACCTATGACCGGAAACGGCTGATCCTGAAGGTAAAGGGCCATGCTCACAGCGGCGAGGCGGGCCATGATCTGGTGTGCGCCGCCGCCAGCATTCTGGTGTATACACTGGCGGCCAATGTGACGGAGCTGTGCGCCGACCGGCGGAGAGTGCGGCGGCCTGTGCTGGAGATCAAGGAGGGAAACGCCACCATTTCCTGTGCGCCGGTGCACGGCATGCAGGCGGTGACAACGCTGGTGTTTGATACTGTGTGCGCGGGCTTTGACGTTTTGCAGCAGCAGTATCCGAAAAATCTGACGTATCGGGTGATTTAGTGGTGGGATAGAGATTCCTGTGGGCAATGGTGTAAGCTATACTTGCCTTTCATTTTCACCTCCTTTCTATGGCCGCCTGCCGGTGGGCGGCATCAGTACACCGGCACCTCTATGCGGGCAAATGTTCCAAGGCGGCGACGCGGTCTCCAAAACCGTGTGTGGTGGGTTCGATTCCCAACTGTCCGCGCCATACTCCATCGACTCGCCGGTCGTAAGCGGCAGATTTTCAGGAGGAAAACGCATGGAAAAGTATTTCAAGTGGCTGGGCTTGCAGCTGTTCGCCGAGGGCGGCGACGGCGGCGAGGGTGCGGCTGCGACACCGGGCGAAACTGCTCCCGACGCCGGGGAGACGCGCTTGCGGGAGCTGGGTGTGCCCGAAAGCGTGCTGGCAAAACGGGCGAAACGGGCCAAAGCAGCCCCTGCGCCGCGCATGGAACAGCCTGCCCCCAAGCAGGAGGCCGCGCAGCAGGAGCAGCAGCCCACCGATCAGCAGGACGCCGCTGCCGAGAATCCCGCACCCGAGGGAGACAATGCAGCCCCGGCCCGGATGAGCTGGGACGAGATCATGGCAGACCCGGAGTACAACAAGCAGATGCAGTCCGTCATCAAGGCGCGGCTCAAGACCGCCGGTCAGGCAGAGGACACGCTGAGCAAGCTTTCTCCGGCGCTGGAGCTGGTGGCCCGGAAGTACGGGCTGGACGGCAAAGACCCGGAGGCGCTGGCAAAGGCCATTTCGGAGGACGATTCCCTGTATACAGAGAAGGCCGAGGAGATGGGCATGTCGGTGGCGGCGGTGAAGCAGATCGAGCAGCTGCAGCGGGACAACGCCCGATTGCAGGCCCAGAACGAGCAGACCGCCGCACAGCAGGCGTTCAACGCCCACATGGAGAACCTTCACCAGCAGGGGGAGGCGCTGAAAAAGACGTTTCCGTCCTTTGATCTGCTGGAGGAGCTGAAAAACCCCGTGTTTTCCCGCATGACCTCGCCCAACAGCGGTTTGAGCGTGGAGGATGCCTACTACGCCATCCACCGCAAGGAGATCCAGCAGGCCGCCATGCAGGCGGCAGCGCAGAAGACGGCGGAGCAGATGTCCAACGCCATCCGATCCGGTCAGGCCCGTCCCGTGGAGAACGGGACACAGGCACAGGCTCCCTCTGTGACCACATTTGACTATGCCCATGCTTCCCGTGAGCAGCGTGAGGCGCTGAAGCGCCAGATCAGGGAAGCTGCGGCCAGAGGGCAGAAGATCTATCCCGGCAAGTAAGCCGCGCTTCTCCCTCTGTGACGACGAGAGGAGAATTGTACATGAAAACTATCGCAACCAAGCTGATGGTCTTTGCCATCAATTTGCAGCTGTTTGCCGACGCGGGCACTGTGGTGAACGCCACCGGCAACTATGTGAACGCCTATGACGGCACCACCACCGCCTTTTCCGGCGCCAACACGCTCAGCGGCGAGCTGAAAACCTTCTACGACACGGAGCTGCTGGAGAACGCCCGTGTGGAGCTGGTGTATGCGCAGTTTGCCAAGAAGCAGCCCCTGCCCAGAGGCCGGGGCAAGACCGTGGAATGGCGCAAGTGGAACACCTTCGCCCGTGCCGGTAAGCTGACCGAGGGCGTGATCCCCACCGGCCAGAAGTTCGGCATGAGCGTCAAGACCGCTTCCATCGACCAGTACGGCACCTTCGCCGCTGTGTCCGACCAGCTGGAGCTGCACGCCTATGACGACGTGATCCTGGGCGCCACCGAGGAGATGGGCGCGTCTCTGGCGGAGACCCAGGAGGTGCTGATCCGCGACGCGCTGCTGACCAACACCAACGTGCTGTACTGCGACAATGTGACCGAGGACGGCACCTTCGTGTCCACCCCCACCAGCTGCGCCACCATGGCGGCAGGCGGCACCACCGGCAGCAGCGACAGCGCCACCCCCAACGGCTGGGCCAAGCTGACCCCCGACATGGTGGCCAAGGCCGTGACCAAGATGAAGAAGGATCGCGTGCCCATGATCCACGGCAAGTACGCGATGGTGATCCACCCCAGCGTGGCCTATGACTTGCGCAAGAGCAAGGACTGGGTGGAGGCCCACAAGTACGCCGCCACCACGGAGCTGTTCAACGGCGAGATCGGTGAGCTGCACGGCATGCGCTTCATCGAGGATGTGTTTGCCCCGGTGCTGACCGGCAACAACTACAAGAATAAGGCCAATGGCGCCACCTACGCCTGCTATGCCTTCGGCAAGGATTCCTTCGGTATTATTGATCCCGACGGCGGCGGCGCGGAGATGATCGTTCACGACAAGAGCGAGATCGGCGGCCCGCTGAACCAGTTCAGCACCATCGGCTACAAGTTCGAGACCAACGGCGCCACGATGCTGTACCCCGAGCGCATGCTGCGCGTGATGGCGGTGTCCAGCTACAGCGCCACCGATACGGCCAACTGACGACCCATGAGGGGCAGGGAAAGCCCTGCCCCTCTCATACTGTAAGGAGGACAACATGGCAGATAATAACGTGAATATGCAGAACCCTGACGGCGTGCAGGTCGATCCTGCCGCTTCCACCACCCAGCCAGAGGAGAAGAAAACCAGAAAGAAAGCCGCGCCTGTGGAGGAGGAGCGGGTGGAGGTATATATCCCCCGCGGACAGTCCAACGACGACCCCAACTTCTTTGTCAGCGTGAACGGCACCAATTACCTGCTGCCCAAGGGCAAGAAAAGCATGGTGCCCCCGTGTGTGGCGGCGGAGATTCGCCGGGCCTTTGAGGCACAGGAGATGCTGGAGCAGAAGAAGGAAGAACTGCTGGAGGCTGCAAAACAGCCCCAGTAACAACAGGACACAAGGAAGGGGAGCGGCGGCTCCCCTTTTTTCAAAGGAGGATATGACGATGACCATCAATGAAGCGGTGGAGCTGGTTGACCGCATGAAGCCCAACCAGTACGACAACGAGACAAAGGTGCGGTGGCTCAGTAAGCTGGACGGGATGATCTTCTGGGAGGTCATCGCCACCCACGAGGGCAGCACGCTGACGCAGTTCGACGGCTACGGGGAGGCCGACCCGGACACGGTGCTGCTGGTGCCGTATCCCTACGACGAGGATATCTACAACTATTTCCTGCAGTCCCAGATCGACAAGGAGAACGGGGAAATGGCCAAGTATAACCAGAGCGTGGTGCTGTACAACAATGCCTATCAGACGTTCTGGAACTGGTACAACCGGACGCATGTGCCGCTGCCTGCGGAAGCGGCCTTCCGGTTTTGAGAGGAGGGGCGCAGTATGCCGTATTTTCCCACCGTGGAGGAGACCAAGACCGCGCAGCAGGTGACGGACGTGTTCCGGGGCTATCACCATGACCTGCGGATCGGGGACGGGGAATTCTACGAGATGCAGAATCTGACCTCCGACTACTACCCCATGCTGGCCAGCCGGAACCGGCGGGGCGTTCTGGACGCCACGCTGACCGCGCCGGGCGGCATGTTGGCAAAGGAGACGCTGGCCTATGTGGACAACGGGAAGCTCTACTACAACGGCTATGAGATCGTGGGCCTGCGGCTGACGGCGGGCGAAAAGCAGCTGGTGAGCATGGGTGCGTATCTGCTGATCTGGCCGGACAAGAAGTATCTCAACACCAAGGATATGAGCGACTTCGGCGACATGGAAAACACGGTGGCTGTTTCCTGCGCGGAATCCAATGTCCGGTATGATATCTGCGACGCGAACGGCGCCGTGATACAGGACATTGCTACCACGCAGCCGGAAGAGCCGGAGGGCGGCCAGTATTGGCTCGATACCACGCAGACGCCCCACTCTTTTCGGAGTGGTCTGCGTTCCTCCGCGACATGGGCCACGGTTCCCACGGTATATGTCCGCATACAGGCGACAGGTATCGGCATGGGGTTCAAGCAGTATGACGGCGTGAAGCTTTCCGGGATTGCCTATCCCGGCGAGAGCGCGGCTGTAAAGGAGCAGTATGACGCGCTCAACAGCACAAAGGCCATCTATGCCGTTGATCCGGAGAACAACTACATCGTGGTGGTGGGCCTTGTTGACGTGGCGGTGACGCAGACCACAGGCACTGTGACGGTCTCACGCAGCGTACCGGATATGGACTATGTGTGTGAGAGCCAGAACCGGGTGTGGGGCTGCAAGTACGGCATGGTGGACGGCAAGGCCGTGAATGAGCTGTACTGCTGCGCACTGGGCGATTTCAAGAACTGGAACCGATTTCTGGGCATCGCCACCGACGCGTGGGCCGCATCCGTGGGTTCGGACGGCGCGTGGACAGGTGCGGCCAACTATCTGGGCTACCCCACGTTCTTCAAAGAGAATGTGATCCACCGGATCGCTATCAGCTCTGCGGGCGCCCATCAGGTGACAGAAACGGTGGGACGCGGCGTACAGAACGGCAGCGGCAAAAGCCTGTGCGTGGTGAACGAGGTGCTGTATTACAAGGCCCGTGAGGGCGTATGCGCCTATGACGGGAGCTTCCCCTCCGCTGTGGGAGAGGCGCTGGGAGATGTGCGCTATCACAATGCCGTGGGCGGCGGGTGCGGCGGAAAATACTACCTGTCCATGCAGGACGGGGCCAACGCGTGGCATCTGTTCTGCTACGACACGGCAAAGGGCCTGTGGCACAGAGAGGACGATCTGCATGCGCTGTGCTTTACCCAGATGGACGGGGAGCTGTACGCCATCGACGCGGAGACAAAGCAGCTGCTTGCCCTGCATGGCAGTCAGGGTACGCCGGAGACGGCGGTGAAGTGGGCGGCGGAGACGGGCCTGATCGGCTATACCACAGTGGAGCAGAAGTATGTGAGCCGGTTCAACCTGCGGATGCTGCTGCCGCGAGGGTCAAGGGCGGATATGTATATCCAGTACGATTCGGACGGCGTGTGGCATCACTGCGGCCACATGGAGGGCGTGGGCACAAAGAGCTTTCTGCTGCCAGTGCGGCCCCGGCGCTGCGACCACTTCCGGCTGAGGATAGAGGGCGAGGGCGAGGTTCGGGTATACTCATTTGCAAAGATACTGGAAACGGGGAGTGACGCATAATGGTGAATCTGTCCACACCGCCCATGGTGGCGGGGAAGTCCGCCGAGGAGCTGGTTTCTGTGCGGCGCTACCTGTTCAGGCTTGTGGAGGAGTTAAACATGAGCCTGAACAGCCTGACAGTGGAGAATTTTACCCCCGCTGCCGCCAAGGAATTGGGCGGGGGTTCCCTCACAGAGCAGGCGAAGCAGGAGATCAGCCAGACGCAGGACGAGCTGAAAAGCCTGATTATCAAGAACGCCAAGTTCGTGCGCCAAGAGATCGACAGGATCACCCACGAACTTGAGAGCAACTATGTGGCCGTCAGCGACTTCGGAACCTTCCAGCAGAATGTACAAGCGGAGATCACAGAGACGGCAGAAGCGCTCCAAAGAGACATAACGGCCACCAGTGAGATCGTTGACCACTACATTTCCACGACAAACGGCTATATCCGGCAGGGTATTGTGGGGTATGACGGCCTTACGCCCCTGATCGGTATTGCCATCGGGCAGGACATTACGGTGACGGGACTGAAAGAGACCGTCAACGGTGTGGAATATGACATCATCGACAAGTCGCACAACATGTCCATCTGGACGACGCAGAAGCTGTCTTTCTACGTCAACGGCAACGAGGTGGCCTACTTCGCCAACAATGCGCTGACGGCAAGCAGAATGTCGGCCGGAAGTCTGGAGGTGGCGGGGAACTGGGCTATTGACGGAAGTAACGGCCTTGCATTTAAGTGGATCGGAGGTGGGACGTAATGGCGTCAACAGTTTGGGGGACTGAGCCTCCCATCACCATCAGCGTATCGGATGATATTTCCAGATTATCGTCTGACAGCGAATACTACTCAGGGACTGTGACGGTTTCCGGCTCCTTTGGACAGGCTCCCGACCACACATGGACATATGAATACTGGATCGAAGTAACGGTAAACGGTACGACGAAGCTGCTGAAGAACAACACCACAGGCTCTATCCGATGGTCGAACTCGATATCTTTCCCGATATCCGGGGCGACAACGGCAAGCAGCATTTATCTTTCCATCAATGTACATCCGCAAGGCGGCAGCAGAGGCGACCTGGATATGTCCTACCGGACGAGCATCGGCACATATGTCCCGCCTGCTACAGAGCCTGCGTCTGTCCCCACGCTTTCGGCGGCGTCCACCAAGCTGGGCACGGGCGTTATCATCTACACCAACAGGAAGAATACGAGCTACAGGCATACGCTTACCTATGCGTGTAACGGCGAGACGGGAACGATTGCAACAAATGTGACCTCGAACTATACATGGACGCCGCCGACAAGTCTTATTGATAAGGTCACATCGGCGGGCACACCGTGCGCGATCACCTGCACGACCTATTATAACGGCAATGAAAGAGGAGCAAATATCGTCTCGCTGATCCTGTACCCGCCAGACGATGCGCTGCCTGAGGTATCAAGCGGCTGGTACACGGTGGCGCGGGAGAATGTGCCTGCTGCTGTGGGCATCGAGGACTGGATAAAGGGCTTTTCCAAGGCCGTTGTCACATTTGACGCGTCCAAGGTATCTCCGAAATACGGATCTTCGGTAAGCGGGTTTTCTGTGACCTACGGCGGCTTTACAACGGCGGCGGTGGATAATGCGGCCAAGACGGGAATCCTCTCCGCTACGTCTGCCGTTATCATTGTGAGAGTAACAGACAGCAGAGGGTTCAGCACGACCGAAAACCACACGATCACTTTGCTGGACTACGCGCCGCCCACGATCACGGACATTTCCGTTTTCCGCAGCGACAGCCAGATGCAGCCCAAAAATGACGGCAGATACCTGTGCGCAAAAGGCACGATCAACTACACGGGGCTTAATGGCAAGAACAGCGCGGAGCTGAAAGGCGCATATAAGCAGTCCGGTGCTTCCTCCTATGGCGCGGACGTTTCCATGCAGGGCGGCATACCGAAACTGGTCAACAGCACGGAGGTAAACGATGATAAGAGCTACATCGTCAGGCTGAAGGTAACGGACGCCCTTGGTACGGAGACGGTATACGAGCAGATGGTTCCCACCAAATCCGTGGCTTTCCACCTGAAAGCGGGAGGAACGGGCGCTGCTTTCGGGCAGATTGCTGAGTATGATGATGTGCTGGCAGTGTGGTGGGATATCCACGCGAACGGAAATGTGCAGATACGCGGCAATGTTTCGGCGGGCAACCTGAAAGATGTTGTGATCGAGCAGGGCGAAAGCGGCAGCTGGACATACCGCAAGTGGGCAAGCGGGATCTCGGAAGCATGGTGGCACTCCGGCAGTTTAGGGGCTGTTTCTCTGGAAGAGGTGGAGGACGGCGTGTTCAGTGCGGACAATATCAAAGACGCTTCTGTGGATCTGCCGGATGGCGTTTTTGCCGCTGCGCCGGTCTGCTGTACCGCCAATGCCCTGACCAACACTTACGCGAACGCGCAGGCATGCGCTGTCACCGCTGCCGCCGTGAACTACCGTGTGTGGCAAAGCTACGGCGGCAGCGTGATAATCAACGATGTTCACATCCATTGCATCGGCAAATGGAAAAATTCCGAAGAAGGAGAATGATGACCAATGGCGACATATAACAAGCTTTCCATCGGCTCCAGCGGCGAGGAGGTGCGCAAGCTCCAGAACGCGCTGATGAGCGCGGGCTATGACGTGGGCAGCAGCGGCGCGGACGGCAAGTTCGGCCCGTCCACCAGCGCCGCCGTGAAGAAATATCAGAAGGACATGGGGCTTTCCGTTGACGGTGTTGCCGGGAAAAACACGCAGGGGGCGCTGTATGGGAACAGCGGCAATACCACCGGGAAAAGTACGGTGCCCAGCAGCACAGGCACGGTGCGGCCGACAACGCGCACCACCACGTCCAAAACCCCGACGCTTACCTATGACGCGGCGGGGGATCAGGCGTATCAGGAGGCATTGAAGGCGCTGCTGGAGGCCCAGAAGAACGCCCCCACCTACGCCAACAGCTACGAGGATCAGCTGAAAGACCTGTATGACCGGATCGTGAACCGGGACAAGTTCCGGTATGACATCAATCAGGACGAGCTATACCAGCAGTATGCCAAGCAGTACGCCGAAAAGGGCCGGATGGCCATGATGGACACCATGGGGCAGGCGGCGGCGCTGACGGGCGGCTATGCCAGCACCTACGGGCAGGCGGTGGGCCAGCAGCAGTACGACGCCTATTTGCAGCAGCTGAATGATGTGGTGCCGGAGCTGTACCAGATGGCCTATCAGCAGTATCAGGACGAGGGCGAGCGGATGCAGCAGCAGTACGGCATGCTGGGTGATCTGGCAGACGATGAGTACAGCAAGTACCGGGACGCCTACAACCAGTGGCTGACGGAACGTGACTATGCCCAGGGCAACGCGGACACCGCCTATGACCGGGGGTATAACCAGTGGCTCCAGCAGTGGAACCAGTTCAACACGGACAGAAATTACCAGCTGGAGAAGGAGAACGCCGACCGGCAGTATCAATTGCAGCTGGAGCAGTTCCGGTGGCAGCAGGAGCAGCAGGCGCAGGCGGCTGCTGCGGCAAAGAGCAGCGGCGGAGGGAGTTCCGGCGGCGGCAAGAACAGCGGGAAGCAGCAAGATGCGGAGAACTATACTTCGTCTACGGCGCTGCGGCTGGCTTCGGCGTCCAGTGCCTCGACGCAGGGACAGCTTATGGCGCTGGAGTCTATGTATGAAAATGGCAATATCACCAAAAAACAGTACAGTGATTTGGTATATGCGCTGAAAAACCCCGGTAAGTAAGGAGGACGGCCCATGGGTTGGCAGGATATTTACAAGAAGAAAATGCAGGCAGCGGGCCTTGAGAACGACATCCGCAGCACGGACGATGTGCAGGTTTTTTATAGAAAAGAACCGGAGCAGTACGGTGACTGGCGGGACAGCTTCATGAAGAAAATGGAGGATTCCGGCTTGTCCGGTGATATCCGGCTGGGACAGACGCAGACTGCCGCCAGACAGACCGTGACAGCACCGGCGACCACGACCACGGCAGCGAAAAAACGGGAGAGACAGGTAGTCTCTCCCTACGGTACGTTTCTGGGGGGATTCTCCTTTGCCGGAGATCGGCAGAAAACCGCCAAGGAGCTGGCGGACGAAAAGGCGCAGCAGGAGTTGTCTGAGCAGGAGTACCAGCGGCTTTTGGGGCTGGAACTGGACAAGTACCGCACCGAGGTGGAAAAGGCCGGAAAAAAGGCGCAGGAGGAGAAAGCGCCCTATAACATCCATGCTTTCGGCGGCTATGACGCCAACCGGACGACGGAGGCGGAGCGGCAGTATGCCGCCATGAAGGCCGATCTGAACAAGGCGGAGAGCCTGCAATACGACGTGAAGGGCCGCGAGGCGCTGGACAAGCTGACGGAGGAGCAGACTGCCGCGCTGGAGGTGCTGGCAAACACAGAGGGTGTTCCGGCCGCCGCGGCGCAGGCTGACTATGACCGAAAGGTTGCTGCGCGGGAGACACTGTTGGCGTCCGGTCTCTCGGAGGACGAGCTTTCCCAGCTGGTGAACTATCAGCGCAATATTCCCAAGCGGGAGAAGAATGCGGAGCGGTACGCCAAGGTACAGGAGATGGCGCGGAATGAGGGCGAGAAGTCGCCTATTGGCGGCACGTTGCTGTCCGTCCCTGCCAACCTTCTGAGCGGCATTGGCACGGTATACACGGCGGTGGAAAAGCTTCGGAATCCCGATACCCCGGCGGACTACCATTCCCCGGCCATGCTGCCCTATGCCTACGCCAGCGGTGTGCGGGGCGAGGTGACGAAAAACCTCCAGTA